CAGATGAAGTCGAATATGAAGTTGACCAATATCATCCGTGAAGATCTGGCAGAAAACGAATTGGCCGTGTATTCGCTTGAGCATCGATCGATTTTCATTGACCCCAAGAGCAGTGAAGGCGGTGACTTTGGCTGGACGGTTGTTCACGAAATCGGACACAGCATCCATTACAGTGCTCCGGAATTCTTTAAAGAGTTTGCAGACTTGGCGTGGGAGAATGTTGGCGGTGGCAATATCTTTGAAGCCGGCAACTGGAAGATGACGAAACCGCTGGGTGTCTACATTGACGAACAAGCTACGAAGAATGTCAAGGAGCATTTTGCTGAAATGGTGTCATGGTATGTGACACGGAATGCTGATTTGAGAGAGTTGGCGTTGCGAATACGAACTGAACTGGGTGACGATACCGTAATGAAGATCGTTGCCTTATTTGATAAATACTTTGGACCGGTGAATCCGCAATAATATGGCTGACCAAACCTATACGCCCCCAACATTGGTTTCGGAACTGAAACGATTGCTTGGCAAGAGAAACTTGGAAAAGTATTTTGCTGACGATGACGGTACGATTTTGAATGGTTACGTTTACAATGGTATTCATGCATTGGCACGAAAGCGACAGTTCTGGGTAAAGACGAGTTTGACTTTTGTTGTTCCTACGAACATTGTGCCGATACCTGCGAATATCCTTTTGCTCAAAATCGTGTGGAAGGACGACCGAACCATCCGGTGTTTGCCGACCAAGTCGTATGAGATTTATCCGGGTGATCATTACTTCGAGTGGTTCGAAGACATTACCGATCGGCGATATCCCGGTGATGAGTATAAGCGCGACTATGGTGATTTCAGAGTCTATCCGGAACGAAAGGAAATCGAGTTCTTCGCAGCTCTTGCGACTGGTTGCACGTGGGACTTCTTTGGTTTTGGTATACCTGTTGAAGCCGATCTTATCCCTGACAACCGGAGGCACGTAATGAATCATGCCCTTGGAAATGCATTGGTTGATTTGACACCGGAGATGTTGGCCCAGCGCGGATTCCAGGTTGAAGGGCTTGAAGTTGCGTCGTTGTTCGGACGATATAACGAAGAAGGACGGAAACTGATTAACAAGTTCAATGATGACGCGAAAGAACCATATATCGGTGTGACAACATAATGGATGTGTGGGATTTCAAAAGCACGAAGAAAGAGTTTTACGAGTTCCTGTCGAATGACTGGGAGCTTACGGTTGGTTATCGACTTTTGAAACCAAAAGCTCAGGACAACAGCACATTCGGAATAGTCAGCAATGAGATTCCGACAGATCCTTCGGTTATATCGAACACGACTCTGTATGGCGTCACGTATTCGAATCCAAAAGACAAGGTGAAGGATAAGCTTGGAGTTGTTGAGGATGTGGATCTGATTGTGGTGTTGTCGACGTGGGAACTGGACAAGAAAAAGATTGTGATCGAGCGTGAACGCGCTCTGATAGTTTCCGGAGGCGTTGAGTTTGAAATTTCGAGTGTTAAGCCGAGGCCGGATATGTTTGAGTCTTCAATAGCAATGGTTCTTGGATGTCATAAGCGAAGGCCGTTAAATGGATAGTTTTGATGTGACAATGACTGGTGACTGGGCAAAGGCGCGACGGGTTATGTCGTCGATGCCAAAATTTGTGAAGACACTGCAGCATCGGGTTGTTGCTGGCATTGTGACCAGATACCATGAAGCGTTGTTGCAACATCTTGAAAGTCAGGATCTGCCATTGGCTCCGTTGAATGAATGGTATCGGCAGTGGAAAGAGAGTCATGGACTTGACTCAAGAATATTGATTGCGACCGGCGAGTTAATGCAAAACATCAAGATCTATGATATCGCCGTTGGCAAAGCGTTCGTGGGTGTAAAAGGTGGAAAGCAGCATAAAGGTGGAATCGATATGGCGTTGCTTGCGCTTATCCATGAATATGGAAGCGTTGAAACGGGAATGCCGGCGCGACCACTGTATCGGTTGACGTTACAGGAACTGAAATCCAAGTTGAGTTCGGTATTGCAATCGATTGTGACCGAGGTTAAAGAGGAAGTGTTCGTATGAGCAATCCCATCGACATGCTCACAGTGAATCAATCGTTTATGGATGTATTCGCTGGCGCGATGGTGCGGACGAATGTTCCGGTAAAGGCGAAGTTTTTTAATCCGCAACCGAAAGAGAAGACGGCACCTGTTTATCCTGAGATTGTCGTGCAACCGATTGCGCCGACTCCGGATGAATTTGTTTGGGTCGAAAGGCAGAAACAGTATAACGCCACAGACCATACGGTCACGTTGACGCCGCCGCCGATTCGAAGCCGGTTCTTGTTTCAGGTAACGATGTGTAGCAATAGATACGATGATGCATTGGAGTTGATGCGATTAGGACTGACGGCGTTCAAAAATGAAGAAGGTCAGCGTTGGATTACGATTAGCGATCAGAGGTTCGATGTCTTCATCCAGAGCATTGTTCCGACTCCCGTTATTGCCGATGGTGTGTTCGAGGATGTATTTACGTATGAAGTGATTGTACCGTTGTCGTTGTTGCCTGGTAAGACTGTGAAAGCTGTTACCGATTTCACGGTTGAATCAACTGAGGGTGTTGAAGACGATGACGACGGTGGTGATGAAATTAAAATTTCGATTCAGTCTTAGGAGGATTTGTGACTGACAATGTATTGAGAAATAATAAGAATTTTTTGCTTTCGATTTGTTACAAAGAAAACAACGAGCCGAAATCATTGATATTAAAGCCGTTTGGCACGGTCGAGCATGTTGCTGAAATTGTGTGTACGAGTCAACACTGCAAAGACCTTATCAAAGCCGGTGCGATCTCGATCACGGCGAAACCTGAATAATCTATAAAGGAGAATCATTATGAGTGGCATAGGAATTTCTGTAAATGAGCGTGAATCGGCTGATTCGCCTCAAGTTAGCCCTAGTGATATCTTTGTTTTCGGTGGATTGTTTACATCTCGCCGCGGCCCAGTTGGTGCGGCGGTTCCGGTGTATAGCCCCACGGAAGATCAAAAGGTATTCGGAGCTTTGGATTCGAGCTATCTCGGCGGTTATATTCGTCGGGGTTTGTTCAAGAATTGTGGTGCATATGGTGCGAAATTCTACGGCAGTAGGATTGTTGCTTCCGATGCGGTCACGGCGACGCTGGTGTCGACAACGTGGACGATCCAGTCGGCGGTTAAGGGAAACCTTAGTCCCGGCAAGGACGGTAACAACACGTGGGTTTCGATCTTGGCATCGCTCGCAGATCCCACAGGTCATCGTGATCTGTTTGTGTATTATCAGGGACCGAATGACTCGACTCCGCAGTTGGTAGAGAAATGGTTATATCTCTCGAATGCGAATGTCAGTCAGATCGTCAACGGAAACTCGTATTACGTTGCGGTTACGGTCACGACTCCGGCAACGTTGCCAACGGCAACGTCTGCGATGACGCAGTTGGCTACTGGTGCTGATGGTGTGGCTGCAATTGATCTCGGTGGTTATGAAACCAACTATCCATTGTTCAATGGCCTGCCTTTGTCTGCGCTTATGAACTGCGATATTCATGGTGTTGATGCAGCGACTTCGCTGCAGACCTATATCGAGGGACAGGCAAAGATCATCGGTGTGATTGCGTCTCCTTATGGTATGGGAGTCGATACGCTGGGAACAACGTATGAGACGTTGTTAAAAGTGAAGAGCTTTATGGCTGGCTATCGGTCGTGGGGAGAGGTTGACGATGGCAACGGCGGAACCGTTGAGGTGCCGATGATGGGTCATGCTCTTGGAGCTGGCTGGGTCAGGAAATGTCGCGATCGTGGTGGTTTCCCGTGGGTTGCTCCTGCGGGCGAAACCACGGCATTGGTTGACGTTTATCAGCTTGAATTCCCGATCTATGGACCGGATGAGCTGAAAGCGTTAAATGCAACTGGATTCAATCCGGTGCAGTATATTCCGGGCAAGAGCAATATTGTTCGGACATCGCGCACGTTCTCGACGTTACGGAAGTATTATTCCATTCACGTCCGCAGGATGACGAACTGGTTCATCTCTTCGTTCCAGAACAGCTTCATGTGGCTTGAACAGGAACCGCCGAATACGAAAACGCGCAAAAAGGTGTTCGATGACCTGACGTTCTTCGCGCAAGATTGCTGGAAAAACGGTGCGTTCAATGACCGCGGTGGTTATGACAATAACGTCCAGGTGAAATGCGATGACGAAAACAACACCGTGCAGATGGAAGACAATGGAGAGTTGCAAGCTGACTTTACGTTCCATCCTGTGGAAGCGATCGAGTCCGGAACCATCAATATCTTCCAGACCCGGGATGCTCTTACAGTAAGTGCAAATGAACCAGTTCCCACGACTGCACCAGCGCCCGAAGCGACCTAAAAAACTTAACTGAAAACAATTAGTCTCACCGGTGAGACAAAGGAGAACGATTTATGAATGATTTAATTCCTGTCAATGGGTGGACGTTGAGTTTGCCCGGACTTGTAGCTCCTGCATTTCACAAGCTGCAGGGGATGTCTAAGAAAACTGGCGTTATGACTACGGTTGACGCCGGAACCAATCAGCAACTCAATTTCAGCGATGGAATCGAGGAATGCGGACAGGTTACAATGATCCGTACCCGTGATGGTTCTGCAGATGATAAAACCTTCGCAGGATTTTTTGACGATACGCTTGCTGGCAAGAAGGTCAATGGTGTCTTGACTCAGCATCGACATGGCAAGCAGGTGTTGAGCATCGCCTTTACTGGGATGATCTTCCCTGATTATTCGTTGACGGATTTCGATACCAACGCCAAAGGCGACAGTGCGAAGTCTGATCAAAAGATTCAAGCCCACGTTGATCACTGGGAAGAAACGTACACAGCGATCTCGTAATCACAGTGAGATGCCGGTTGGCATGAGCTGACCGGCATGCTCATACCATACACATACAAGGAGCGTTTATGAAAAGGGTGTTGCCTATTGGATTTACCTACCAAGACGAAGACATCACATCGTTTGATGTGAACTTGGTTGGTGGTTTTATGGAAAGAATTATTCACAACGAGGTCATGCGGAGAGAGAAACCGCAGACCTGGACGGCAAGCGTGTTGTCGGGTTTATTGAATACGCTTGGCAGCAAAAATGTTTCTTATGAATTCGAGGAATCCTCTGGTAAAAAGATTCCTGAAATTGTAAAGCATATTCCGTTACCGGATGCGGCAGCCATATTGGTTGCAGGGCACGCGGAAACGTTTGGATCGGTCTTAAAGCGCCAACAGTGCCGATGCGGTCGTTGTAATTCAACAAACTTCGTAGATATTGACCTTGAATCCCTGAAAATACCGGACAACAAAGGCGTTATTGGTTCGTTGACAGTCACTTTGAATCGAGGATGGCAAAGACGAATTGATAAAAAACTTGCTGGACAAAAAGAGTTGGGCTGGGAAGATAAGGTATTCAAGGTCATGACCTTTAAGATTCCTACGATCGGCGATGCGCTTCGGAATGAGAAGACGTATTCACCGACCCGAATTCTTGATTTTCAGGTGAAGCTTGTAAACGACAATCTCACAAGTTTCAAAACACTTGAAGATGGATTCCAGATTCCACAGGATATGTTCGAGTCGATGATAGCGGGAAACATGATCTTCGCCGATCGAGGTGGACTGATTGCCGACGACCGTATACTGGTCCGAGATGCGATGAATGGGTTGCCTCAAATTGATATGTTGGTTGAAACACAATGCGGGGAGTGTCAGACAACGATAAAGACTGCATTGGATTACGCGTCTTTTTTTCCCTTGGTGAGTTAGCAGCGTTACTGTTTCACGATGACTTCGAGTATGCGTTGGATGAACAGGAGTATGTGATTGCAACGCATACCGGATTTACTGAAAAAGAGATAACGATGATGACTCGCCCGAGACGGATAAAGATGTTTGAACGAATTGTCAAGGACATGGAAAATGAAAACGATTGGAGACGAGTGCTCCTTGAAACGATCGCACATTGTAACGGATTAGGGTAGTAGCTTAGGATAAGTTATGGATGGTTTGAATCTGGGACTGGCAATCAATATTGCTGATGGTGCTTCGGTCAATGCCAACAAGATCAATTCGGCGTTGGAGAAGTTAATCAATTTAGCTGAGAATCTGACTAAGAATTCAAAGACAACCGGTTCTGCTGTTGACAAAATGGGTCGTGATTTTTTAACGACTGAGCATAATGCTAATCGAACCACCAATGCGGTCCATAATTTTGGTAATACGCTTGAACACCATCGTCAGCATCTGGTTGACTTCCGGGCTGGCGTGGTGCGATTGTTTCCGTATATCACTGTTCTAGGTGGTATATACATGATAAAGCGAGGTATCTCCGAGATCCTTGAGACGACAAAGAACGTTGAGTATGCGGCGAAGAATGTGCAGGCTGGAACCGGTTATACCAACGAAGAAATGTCTATGATTTTGCACCAATTCAATGAAATGTCTACTCATGGTGTTGTGAGTATGCAAAAGATTGTTGATGCTGCCTATGATTTGACGACAACGTTGCCGATGTCTGCGGACAAGGTGAAAGGATTTACACAGTCCGTTATCAATTATTCGCAAGCAACACAATCAGAGGTTAGAGAGAACGGTGTGTCCATCCTCAGATTGGTTGCACAATATGGTCGTCCTATCAGTGAGACTACGCAAATGTTTGACCAGATGGCAATGGCATTGAACCGAACCAGTATCCGGGCCAATAGAATCACCGAGGAATTGAAGTTGGTGGGCACGGAAGCATCGACAATGAAGGTTCCGTTCAATGAGTTGTTGTCAATCCTTGGCAGAACCGATTTGTATTATGGCGCTGAGGGTGCGACGAGATTGCGGATGTTGTTCCAGATGTTGTCTCAGAACCTTCCATACCATACTAAAATGTTACAGCAATACGGATTGACGTTCTCCGATCTTGATATCAAGACGCATGGATTTTTCAACGTCATGAAGAAGTTGCAGGGCATTCCTTATGGTGATATGAGTAGATTGGTCGGTGGTTATAGTGCCGGGTTATTGGTTCGGTTGTCGTCTGCAAAAGACCTTGCTCAGATGCTTTCTGATGCCGCGAACTTTACACCTGAAAAGACACAGGGTAAGGTGAGCACGATGAATCTGATCAACTTGAATTCGCTCCCTGGTCAGATCTCGAACATGCAGAATCGTTGGGATTCTTTTAAGCGAAGTCTTGGTGCAACGCTTGAGGGACCGTTCATGGGTTCGTTGAAGGGTATTGGTGCGTTTATTACTCGATTAGACGAGAGTTTTGCCAGAAGTCGTGCGGGTTGGGAAGCGACATGGAAATTCTTTGGCGGTATTGTTGGTGGTATCACCGGTGCGGTAGGAAAAATGTTTGATGCGGTGTTGAGATTCGCCGGCCTGACCTCTGATTCAGAGGAAGAGGCACGGTCGAATATGCAGAACCACTTGATACCGTTTCTGGTCTTTATCGAAGAGGTAAAGATCAGGGCCGGTGCGTTTTTCGGTGGTTTTATGGAAGGTGCTGGTGATGCTTTTAATGTTGCTCTGACGGCAGCAAAACCGTTTATGAAATTGATTGGATGGTTTTTTGATATTCTCCCAAGCGGAACCGACAACCTGCGTGGGATAGGTCAGGTTCTAGGATTCCTTGCTGGGCTATGGATATCGTTAAAGGTTGCCACCGAGGCTGCTACTGCAGCGCAATGGTTGTTTAATCTTGCTGCGGATGCAAATCCAATTATCTTGATTGTATCTGCGGTTATAGCTCTTATTTATACTCTTGCTACGAACTGGGATGATATTGTGCATGCATTCAAAAGAGGATTGAGTTCTGTCCTTGGTGTTATTGATCTCATCGTCAACAATCTTGCAGCTCTATTTAGTCCGAGTCAATGGATAGAGTATCTTGTCACTGGAAAATGGAATCCCACCCAGATAAGTAATCTGCAAAGTATTACCGGAAAAGATTTCGATCGCGTCGGTAAGTGGGAAGGTGGAAACACAGTCGCGCATTCTGATAACGTCACCACGAGTGGTGGAAAGACCTATTCTGTCAGTAAGGAGGTTGGCTCTGGCGAATCTCTCCGGACGTATGCGAATATGCTTGCATCTCATGCTAAACGCGACGGTGATGGTAAGTATCATTTCGCAGGTGGTATCACGATTATTTCTCAGAATGGAGATCCGAAAGAAATTGCGTCTAAGATCGTTGACGAAATCACGAAACAGTTGGCAGAAAAGGAAAAGCACTAATGCCTACAACGGCGATGTCGATTCGAGGTATGCTTGCGAATCCGGATGCGGGTTTGTTCTTCCGTTTTCAATTCAATCCGCATGAAATCAGTACCGACAAGTCGGTGAAGTATGATTCGCTTTCTCCTGCTGGATGGGATAGACCGATTCTGCAGTATGTGAATAATGGCGAGTCAACGATTGAGTTTGATGTGATGGCAGATTCGACACCGGCCTCCGGGAGTGCGAATGCGGTGCGAGCTTATGGAGTTCTTGATGTGATAGCGGTACTGGAAACCTTTAAGTTGCCGCAATCGTTTTCGGTTTCGTCTGCGATTAAGAATGGGGTGTCGCTGCAGACTTTGGTTCCAAATCGGACAATGCGTCGATTTACACAACCGCCTGACTGCTATTTTGTTTATGGACTCAAGTGGGCTAAATGCAAGCTCGTCAGTGCACCTGTGCGTCAGGGTCTGTTCAATCGGGCACTGATTCCACAGCGCATGTTCACCAAAATAAAGTTGGTCGTTATTGAAGATGGATGGATGGCAGATGTTGCAGATGCCGAACGCCGGGTCTTGGCTGTTCTCGGTTCATCGATTACGACGGGTTTGTCAACGATTAAGAGTGGAGTTTGATTGTGAATATATTGCCTGTTGATACGCTGACTGCTGACGACGGAACTCAGTATCCTGGAATTCGATTGCCATTGGTGTCGTCGAAAACGGTTCCGTACACGCTCACGTACGATGATGTCAATACCTTACAGTTTCAGCATCCGCTTGAATGTGTGGCTCAACAGCTTTGGGGGAATGCGCGGTATTGGTGTGTGATTGCCGACTTGAATCCGTTGCGAGATCCGGGGTCATGGCAAGTTGGAGAAACGATTTTGATACCGCTTGAAAATCCGATGACACTGATAAGGAACCAACCTTGAGCAGTGTAAGAAGTGCATGGTTTAGAATAGAGATTCAAGACAAGAACGACAAGTGGATTGATATAACCGATAATGTTGCTGGCCACGTTGAGTTTGAGGAAAACAGTGAGTCGCTTGATAAGTTGACGTTTAATTTGGTTAGCACGGATGCTCAGAGTGTCATGCGATTTATGGACGGACTTTCGCAGGGCGACGGGGTCTCGTATTGGTTTGGATACGTTGATGGCACCACGTTCTTGAATGATTCCAATGAAATGTTTTACGGTGTGATTGGAAAGTTGTTACCGCACTTTCCTGCAGATGGTAGGCCGTCGCTTAATGTTGTTGTCTATGATCCGGGATGGCTTTTGACAAAGAACAAGCCGTCGATGCCACGAACATTCGGTGCAGGGATAAATGCAAAACCGATGACGCGTGCCGATATCGTGAAGAAGATTTGTCAACCCTACCTTGACGATCAGTCGATTTCCAGTATCGTGGTTAAGATACCGGAAAAATATATTGGAGCTGTATCCAACGGCAAGGGAGAGGTGATACAACAGAATCAAGGCGAATCGGACTGGAAGTTTCTGAAACGATTAGCTCATGGCGACAACAGGCAATACAACTCCAAGTTCAATGGATGTGATTGTGTTGTTTATGTTCAGACCGTAGACAACGCACCGGTTCTTTTCTTCGTACCGGAAGCTGATTTGATGGCGAAGACTTCAGCTATTGGACTTATGTATCCGATGGAAAACACGGACATCATTGTCGACCAAGATCCAACGGCTGCTACTGGTAAGATGTTGATGAGTGCTGAGATTGACGACAACCCTGACATCCAAGCTGATGAACCTTTGATTGAAGTTCCTGCTGATGCCTTTACTGGTGACGACGAGATGGTGAATGAGGTTCTTCAAAATGGTGGAACCGTGCCGATGACGTTCGATGAGTTCTTTGATTCGTTCACAATTAATACGGATTTGATTAAGAAGGATGAGGACAGTAATACCGGCATTGCCCAGACCAATCTTATGAGTCAGGCGCTGGGGATGTTCGATGGTTCGTTTAACTGGGATTCGGTTAAAAAATATGTCACGTATGTGATTGCGGTAAAGCCGGCTGGCAAGAAAACCACGCCGTCGGATGTGCCGGTTACGAAGGGTGATGTAAAGGATCCCGTCAGAGCCAGGGTAAATGTCCAAAGCGCTTTGAACCGGGCGTATAAAAAGAGTAACAGTGCCGGTATCGTGATGACGGCATCGCTGATTGAAGGCAACACCAACATCAGGCCGCGAATGGTTTATCTGATCGAGAATCTTGGTGGTAAGTATAGTTCAAGCGACAACATCAAATGGTTTGCGACGACTGTAACGCATTCGATCGATGGGAGCAAGTACACACAAAAGGTGAAATTGACCTTGTAATGTTTTTTTTGTCTCCATATATTCAATATATCAAACGATATGTTTTAACGTTCTACAAAGTAAATAGGACGGTTTAAAAACGCTTTAAATAACATCCTACAACACCTATGTATCTGGCAAAAATCGCGGTCACTGAATTTGAAGACGACACCGAGAAAATCGGTTGGCTCAGGGTTTGGTATAAGCGTGAGCTGCGGTGGGCGATGCCGAAGATGCGTTTCGGTGCATTCGAAATGCCGACCCGGGAGTGGTTGACGAAATATGGCGACTGTCTTGGTGTCTGGATCGTTGGACAGAAAATGCACGATGAACGTGAACATGAAGCGTATTTGGTTTGGGATGGATTTTGTTTTCTCGAAGGCAAAGTTCCTGCAGAGGCGTTGACAAATTATCCGTATGTGCGATTGTTCTTTACCGAGAACTGGAAGATGAGTTTCGATGACACCGTTAATGCGAATGTGTTTAAGCTTGTTCATGTAGACGGAACATCTATTGTAATCGATCGAACTGTTGGCTCTGAGAATGTAATTATAACTGACAGCAAAGTCGGCAATAGTCAGTCATGGTCAAAGTCCGGAATGTCCTGGAAAGATTGTTTTGGTAATGCCATCACGACCGATAAGATTGGTGTGAAAATAAATGGTCAGTATGTGGTGTTGAAACCGACACTGGATTGGATATTGAATAATGCTGCGGCTTTTGTTATGGGGAATCTGGGAGTGCCGGCTCCGATTCTTCCCAACGTTGTTGAGCTGGCGAATACTGGCATGGAACAGAGCAACGATTTTGTTTCGAACATTGTAGGTGAATGATGGCATTGGATGCGACTCGACCGACGAATACTGCGCTTACGACTTTTTTTGACAATGGCATCAAACTGAATCTGATTGCAGCGGGTGTTCCGACTAATAAGATTGCGGAGATGCGAACCGATGTGAACAACTTGATCTCGGCAATTTGTTCAGCTCTGATTGGAGAGATCACGGCGAATGGAGTGACCAATGTGACCGATGCCGTCAATAGCATCGTCTCTGCAATTCAGGGTGGTGTGCCAGTTGCTATGGATGGTGGAACTGCGTTAAAGGCATCGATTGTTTCGGCATTGCCTTCAACTGTGTCGGGAAAAATATCATGATTCTTGCGTATCCGTTTAATATTGGCCCTACGGGAATGGCTGCAACAGACGATGGTGTGGGTTCGCAGCTTGCGATGTTGTTCAACACGCAACCGGGCACGCGCATATTCTATTCGGACTATGGTGTTAGTGTGATGGGGCTTGAACAGGAACTTATGTATTCAGGCCAAAGTCCCGAGCGAACGCTGTTCGCAGTTGCGGTAACGCAGAAGATGGCAAAATACATTCCATCGATCTTGTTGTCGGGTATGTCGTTTGCTCAAGGTGATAGTGAAAGCGATATCAACGTCACGATCAATTATATCTATCAGGGAAATCAAGAGGATTACGTATGGCAACCAGCTTCAAGTTTAACATAACTGATTTAAGTTATGACTCGTTGATTGCGGCCGCGCAATCGCTTGCGACATCATTGTTCCCGTCATGGGTCTTTGGATGTGCTAACGACCTTGGTGTTTTTGTACTGGAACTGTATCTGCATGCTCTTGAGAAGGCATTATGGCTTGTCAATCGCTGGTGTGGGGAGTTCAATCTTCTGACGGCTACCGAGCGAAGGAACGTTGAGAATAGAGCCAGAACACTTGGTTATGATATTCAGGAACTGTGTGCCGGAACCGGCACGGTTGTGTTTTCGTATGTACCCGGCAACGACGGTCATGTTGTTGCCCCAAATTCAATACGATTGATCTGCGATGGTGATGATGGCAATCCAATTTATTTTGAGAATGCAGTAGGGTTCTCGTTCTCACCTGAAAGTACGTCGGTGGCGCTTACCTTTTTGGAGGGTAAGACGATTTCACAGAATGCAACTGGAACAGGTATGAAGTATCAGTCTGTTGTGTTGACAACGGATAGTATCATCAATGGTTCTGTAAGGGTTTCCGTAGGTGGGGTGCCATGGACAGAGGTGGCATCGCTTGTTGATTCTGCACCGACTGATACAGTATTTGTCGTAGAACGCTATGGCGATAGTGGAGCTGAGATTATTTTTGGTAATGGTGTAATGGGTGTCGTTCCTACAAATGGTATTGCCATTACCGCGCGAACCGGTGGTGGTGTAAGAGGCAATGTTGCCGCGAATTCGAATCTTACTGTCGATGTTTCTCCTTATCCACTTACACTTGTCTCGAATACTGCTTTTACCGGTGGAACAGATCTTCAAGAACTTGATACCATTCGCCTACTTGCTCCGATTCATCGCCGTTCGTATGATCGGCTTTGCACTGTTGCGGATGTCGCTGCTTTTGCACAAAGCATTGGTGGCGTTGGCCGGGTTTCGGTTTCACTTTCCGGTATGAATGTTTACGTCTATGTCGTGCCCTCTGATAATCAAGCACCTACAACGGATTTGCTGGCTGCTGTCACCGCCGCTATCACGCCGTTATTGCTTATGGGATATTCTCTGTTTGTTCTTGCACCTGTTTACAAAGGCATTACCGTAACGGTTACGGGTGTAGCACAAGAAGGATTGGTAGCGGCCAATGTTCAAACGGATATAGCAAACGCGATCTTGGCACGATTGAATTCTATGGCTATAGATGAGAATGGAAATTATCTCAATAGCTTTGGTGGGATCTTGACCTTGAATGATCTTATCTATGTTATTCGCAATGTAGGGGAATTGCAACCAGGATTTCAACTCACGTTGCCGACTGCGGATACCACGTTTAATCCGAATCAGATTGTATCGGCAGGTTCGAGTACGGTTAATGTCACCGTTACCGGGGGCACAACGCTTGTATCATTCTTAGATAGGGTTGGTTCGTAATGATAGTCGATATCAATACGCAGAAATATCTGAATATCTTCGAGGCGGCGAAACAATCGTTTAACGCTGCGGTTAAGCCTACGATTTGGCTTGACGACGTGAGGCGATGCCCGTCTTCGGCTCTGCAGTATCATTTCTTAGAGAATGGCTTGGTGTATCCTGATTTTCCGGAGGCAACCGATGACATCAAGCGGAACATTCTGCTTCATAGTGAGCGGATACATTCGTCGAGGTTCACGGTCGCGGGCTTGCGGTATTATCTTAGTTTTTTTGTGAATGTCAGCGTCAGCGTTTCTGTTTCCGGTAAGAACATCCTGCAGTTGAATATTCCGACGATGGGTTTACCGAATCATTCGATGTTGGTTACGGCCGAGACGTCTGCCGATAGTTGTTGCTATCTGTTCTCTAATAAACCGTTCCTGATAACGATCACCTTCGCCGCAGGTGTTTCCGACGCGATGAAGGAATGGTTTCGTAATACGCTTAAATACGAGATTCCGTTTGGCGATGCCAACAGTTCGATTAACCTTGTTTTTGCTTAATAGGAGAGTTTATGGCCACGAGTCCTCTACAACAAACTGCTGCAGTCTTTGATGAATCTGTATTAAAGGTCGAGTTTCTGCAGATGCCGGCACAGATTCCAGATTTTTCGTTGAATCTCAATACCGAGGCGTTACTGTATCGCTTTGGCCTGTTCATGCAGAACATCATTGGGCCAGCTCGGATATCGGGATTCAATCTTTCTGCAGGTGCGACTACGATCGGTGTGAGTACTGGTCTTTATCTGTACCAGAACTTCATTGTTCGACTGGCTTCCACTTTTAATATCGATGGTTCGGCTGTTGGTGATGGGGTTTTGTATGTGCATATTGCGATCACGAGAATGTCGGGTGATACAAATCCGGACATCGTGAATATTAACCCACCGCTATCGCCTGCATCTTTAGAAGGACCTGCTCAATATCGGTATACGTCTGGCATAGAGGTCGCGGCTACGCTGCCTGTAAGTACAGTGACCGACGTATATTTCAAGGTCGCGAATTTCCATTATTCTGGGCCGGGTTTCTCTTTCACAAATCAAAATCCGATCATCTCGAAGTTGGGAAGCATCGATCTCAGTCAGATCCCACTGATTCCGTATAAGGCAAATTCTACCGATGTAACGACTCAGATAAACAATGCAATCAATGCACTTGTTAATGCGTCACCCAGTCAGTTGAACACGCTTAAAGAGTTGGCTGATGCACTTGGTGATGATGCGAACTTCGCCGCCACCGTTACTGCTGCCTTAGCAGGGAAGACGACACCTGCAGATATTCCTGCGCTTGTTCGTTCTACCGTTCTCACAGGATTCTCTTTGTTATCGAATGCTGCTGCAACAGCTACGGATTCAGTATTGAGTGCGATTGGTAAGTTGCAGGCGCAGATAAATACGATCGCTTCCAGTATTTCTTCATTTGTTAGCAATTTTGGTGCGACCAGTGCAGTGACCTTTGGTTCAGTCAGTGGCAGCAATATCGTGCAAGTTCTTTTCGATGGTAGTCAGGTGGCGACACAGGGTCTTGGTGATGTCGTGGCGGCTTGGCCGGTATGGCAGGCGATGGATAATAATGCCGAGCAAAAGATTTGTGGTTCGTTCTTGATGAGAACTGGAGTTAAAAATATTGTGTTGCATGCAAACTGTAAGGTGTCGATTTCTGACGATACCGCATATCCCCAGTTATGGACAGATGGCTCTGGGAATTATTATAATGCCTCGCCTCCTGGTGTGCAGTCAACGGATTATGTTGGCGTTATAATAGCCACACCGATTGATGATTTTGCGCTGAATACTTTGCATGATTGGTCTGTGTCTGTGCACACTGGTAATGGTGGAACGGGTTTTCTAAAAGACGTGGTCGTGACCCTTGAATCCTAACCAACATAAAATAAAAAGGAATCGTTATGGATCCGTTACTGAAAGCTGTTTGTACAATCATAGGAACGAGTACTGTCTTTGGAGCTGCCGTGTTTGCATTGATTAAATATGTCAATGGTCAGATCAAGCAAGCGATTATTGCTCATGAAGAAGTTGTTATGAGCCGTGAAGAGACTTGTTCTGCGAATAAGGGTGGTCAGATTGATCAGTTGGTGGCAGCAATCACAAAACATGTGGAGGCAAATGCTGATACCGAGGAATTGGTCAATCGTCGTCTCAACGATGTGGATTTGTGGCGAAAGGAAATCAATGGTCAGATCAAGCGCTATGGTTTGCAGCTTGAATTTCAGAACAAGATCGCGATGGAACAGAAGGACGTTATCAAAGAGATAGCCCATACCACAACTCAGACTTCGATAAAGTTGGCGGTGATAATGCAACATCTGAATATCTCGATTAACCAATAATTTTGCTTAAAGTGTTCGATATGGTAAACGATTTATGATAAGGTTTAATATAAAGGCAAACACATGTTGAATTATTCTCTAAACGGTAAAAATCCGCTGGACATGATAGCATTAAGTCCATTTATGTTTACTGCGAATGATGATGGATCAATTACAAAGGTTACGGCTGCAGGTGTTGCAACTTCAATTCCTTTGACCGGATTCACCGGCTTTAAGCCAAGACTTGCTACTGACGGTACAAATTTGTTTGCAGTAGATACGCAGGTTTGGAATGCCGCAATTGCGGCAAAGATTGATCCAGTTACTTTAATACCTACATATTTTGATTTGTCGGCGTATGGCCTGAATATATCTGACATACACTTTTTTAATGATTTTGTTTGGATAGCCACGGGAAATGTGGTTTGTAAGTTTGATATAGGTATGAATTATATTCGTTCTTATGATTATCCTGCCATTGAATCACTGCGTTATCCTAAGTTTGATCGTCTTTCTGACGATGGAACGAATATTGTTTTCCACGGTGGTCATGTTGCGGAAAATGGTTATTCGCAAGCGACGATTGGAAAAATTGATCCAAGTGATAATGTTACTGGTGTTGTGATATTGCCGAATCAAGCTCAAAATACTTCTGGTATGATATGCGTAAACGGCAAGGCTTGGATATTGCTCGACAATCCCGGTGGAGATATTTGGATAACCGATACGACAGCCGGAACACACACAGTAATAGATGGATATACCGGTGGCGTTGCTGATTGTCGAATGACTCAGGATACTAATTATGTTTATTGTCCTGATACCGATGGAAGGGTTTTGCTTTATAATCTGGATGGATCATTTAATTCTTATATAATGCTTCAACCGACGAGTTACGGAGAAGTAGCGGTTCAAATTGATTCAGCGGGAAATATTTGGGTCGCAAGTAATGACACTCAAAGCATTACAAATATAAACGGAGTGGCTCCTCCAACTCCGCCAACTCCTCCAGTTCGGCCGACTGTAAACCCGGAACTGAATCTGATTGGAATAAATTGCATAGAACATGAATCAGGTGGATTCGCAAAAGCAGGGGCATCGCTAAATCAAATTAGTGAAGGATAGAAGTTTACTTATAAGGAACATAGAAATGGCAAAAGATAAAGTTGTTGTCGGTGGAAATTAGTTTTAGAGATAGATGATTTCAAAAACAAATTATTAGAAGGAGAAGTATATGTATTATCTCATTGGAATTGTGTTGGTGCTATTGGTATTGGTTTTTGCCAAAAGCTTTTTGACCATGCTAAAGAAATTGGTGTCACCGGAGTTGGTTGAGACCGAAACTTGGTTCCGGGGATTTATAAAGGGACCGTTGGTGATTCTTACCAAAGTTGTTGTTATCAAGGGTTGGCTCATTAGGTTTTGGGTGGCTGTAAAGCGACATCTTATTAGTGTGGCATTGTTTGCTGTGGCCATGACGGTGATGTGGGCGTTTTCATCGATCGATAACGAGACGATAAAATATCTGACTGAGATGGTCACGGCCATTGCTGTGCGTCTCTCGGCAGCGATTCTGGTCCTAAAGTTTGCGTTTCCCAAATTTGAGCTTCAAGAAAGACTGAAAAATGAACCGATTGCACTTGCTATATTTTGCGGTCTTATTGTCGTAGCTGTTTGTAAATAACGTTTGTTGGCAATAGATAGGAATTAATAACAAGGAATTTGTATATGAGTGAGATGACAGAAGATAGGATTGTTGTCGAACACGGAATGCCGGTTCGGTACAAATACATGGACGATGGAACATTCGCCAGAGTTATTGCAACAGACATTGAACATATGGATGTCTCCATCGGAGGCGTAACTATTGCAGATGGCGCGGATGTGAACGCTGGCGCGACAACAGATATAGCGGTTACAACGGATGTTGCTGGAACTCTCAGCGCGAAATTACGCGGACTCATAAAACTTATCCTTGCAAAAATTAATATCAAGATTGCAGACGGGGATGATGCAACATTAGGTGCTAAAGCAGATGCTGCCATAACCGATAGCACGACATCAAATACATTGATGTCATTTGTAAAGGGGTTAATGAAGATATGGAATGATGTTTGGAATCCAACGACTCATAATTTGCAGGTTACTGTTTCAAACCCGACGACTAATCCGGAAACAGGATTGGCAAAAGACGGAACGGATATTACCACTCCTACCGCAATGCCTGCTGGCGGAGTTGGGATACGCGGTTGGTTATCTGCAATCTGGACAAAACTGAATGGCAGTATGGTTGTAAATTTGATTACTGGTTTTGCCGTTGAATCCGGCGGCAATCTTGCTGGCGTTAAAACAAATACTGATCGTTTGCTCGGCCAGAATGGTGGTTCAATTGTTTCTACTACAGCGGCACAGACTGGTTTGTCTTGTTTTGCAATTAAAGCGCAAGGCGTTGATGTTGTTATAAATACTATGACGCTTGCAGCAGGATGGACAGGCAGTATGGCAGCTGTAACAATAAAAGCAGGTGATGTTTGCCATGTTGGATTTACTGCTGTGACTTTGACATCTGGAACTGCTATTCTTTATAATAATTAGAGGCGTGAGACGGCTTTTCAAAAATTGGAATTCTTTGCGCAATCAATTGATCGGAGTTGATAGTTATGACAAAATATTATTGGATCGGTGGTTCTGGGACATGGATTTTTGGAGATGCGACTCATTGGTCTCTCAGTTCGGGCGGTCCCGCTCAGCCAAATTCTCCGATGTGGACAGATGACGTTGTTTTTGATGTAAATTCTTCGGCTTCAGCTTACACAGTGACAATAAGTAGTAATGCTCCCTGCACTAATATAACTATAGGAAATCCATTGTCCGGTAGCGTTACTATTAAGAATGGATCATTCATTTACGGAAATTTGACCATCGCTGCTGGAGCCATAGTTACGTCATTTTTGCCTTTAATGAAAGGTGTGGGAGGCATACAGAATGTGCAGTCAAATGGGTGTGCTATTGGGAATTTAGGTATTTACAGCACTTCCACCGTGATGCTTCTGGATGATCTTTTGGTTCCAACAGGTAATTTTGAGCTCACTAATGGTAATTTTGATGCAAATGGTCACAATATGACTGTTAGTGGATTTGCGACTGATGGCGTGTGCACTAATTCCCATATATATCTGCGCTCTGGGATTATCACCGTCGCAGCGACTCTTCAGATTTATGACCCAACATCGACTTTAACTTTAGTGTGCGGCACTTCTACCATACGGCTTACTGGTGTATACAATTCATGCTTTTACACTATTGGCGGTTTAACTTTTTACAATATTTGGGTGAACTACAATGCCGCCAATCCGAATACCTACATGGCCGGCAGTTTTACTTGCAACAATTTGAAGCTCGATCCAGGAGTAGAGGTGGATTTCAATGACGGTGACACTTTCACATTGGGTTCTTTTACAGCCATAGGCACTTTAGGCCATTACATTAAGCTTAGTTGGTATAGCGGCACTTCTTCTTTTAAACTTGTGAGTTCTGGCAGTATTATGTCTTGCGATTATTTGAATGTTGGCCATAGCAATGCCTCACCAGCTCTGAAATGGTATACAGGTGTTCACAATATAAATAGTGGAAGTAATACGGGGTGGGTATTTGGCGCCGCTCCTAATGCGCCAGTTGCGAGCAGTTTGGCGTTGGCTTTAGGATTAGGAATATAATGATAGGTAATCAAGGAGAAGATTGATGAACCGATTATATCTGTTATTGGTAGTGATGTTGTCAATGCTATTTGTAAACAGTGTGCCCAGGTTTCCGTATGAATCAGAACTCAAAAATGATGCCAAAGATATTTACAAGGACACATTGCGATATCGATTCCGGATGGCGCAATTGTACTGTGAGTCTGGATTCAATCCACGATCGACTTCTGAGGTTAGGCCATGGAAGCGTCGAGGGATTGATACGGTGACGGCCGTGACTACTGGGAGAGCTGCTGCTGGTATTGCTCAGTTCATGTTCAAGACAGCTCAGGGTTATGGTGTTGAGACCGTAAATACCGCGCAAGCTGATTCGAAGGGATCTGCTGAGGATATTTACAATCCGGCGTGGGGTGTTCGAGCAAACTGTCAATATATGATGGATTTGGAATGCACCATCTACAGGGATCTTGAACAGGAAGAACGCATAAAGTTTCGCAATAGTAAGAGATTAAGGGAACTGTATTGTTGCTCTGCGTATAATTGCGGAAGCTATAGGGTTGTGAGAGCGATTCAGAGTCAGGGTATTGAGTGGGCACAGACAAAGAACTTGCTGCCTAATGAATCAACTGTTTATGCTGAACGTGTTGTCACTGAAAAAGAAAAATGGTTTGGCAGATAAAGGAGGTTGAGTATGTTCGGTACATTGGTCACGATATTTGAGGTGATGGGAAAGATTCCAACGGTGCTTGGTGATTTGCCTGGTATCTATGCTGCGATTTTGAAATCACCGAAATGGATTCGGATTGGTCTGATATGTGTGGTTGCCAGTATTATTCTTGGTCTTGGACTTTGGCGCATTCATCATGCTGTCTATGAGAGTGGTTACAACAAGGCAAAAGCTGTTGATGCTGCGGCGATGGAAAGTATGAGGGGAACCATGCAGGAAATGATTCGTGGTGAGACGAAGGATACTGCTTATGTTCGTGTGCCCGTATATTTACCGGCTCCGAAACCACCGACTGAGATTGTTGGGACTGTTGAGGTTGCTGCTGATTCCGTGAGACGTAATATGAATGGTCTCGAAGATTCTGCAAAAACTCAGCATGATAAGTATGTTGTCGCCGATAGTTTGGCCAGGTTCTACGTCTTGCCTTGGACATCTTTTTATGAGGATAGCGTCCAGAACCTGTCGATGCAATGCAATCCCGTAACGAAAACAACACTGGCAAAGATTTCGTATAAGCTTCAATTCCCTCTGGTTCCTCAGATTACAACGACCTTGGGAGCGCCGTCACCGTCCTTCTTCAAAACCAATACTGCATATTTTGTTTACGGTGGTATTGGTGCGACGGTAGTCTATTATATTGGTAAATTACTCATCAAATAACTGAAAGGAATATTATCATGCCAACTCCTCTTTCAATTTCTGCTGCGCCGACATTGTCGGCGATTCTTCAAAACACTGCGACCGTCGGTGTCACGTTTGTTTATGACGTTGATTCGGTTCCGTCCCGGGTTGGTGTGTGTTTTAATAAGACCGCCGATCCCGTTGTTGAACCGGTCATGGACGTGGATACGACCGTTGACATTGTCAATGCCGATGGTACAAATCCCGCGTCTGCAGCTCTCACTGCCTTGGATGCGAATACCGATTACACGATTCGTGCATTTGCAGTTGGTGGTGATTCCAGTATCATATACAGTGAACCCACAACATTCACGACTGATGCGGAGCCGGTTCTTGAACAGCTTGTGATTGATTTCCGGTCCAAGATGAAGGGTGTTCAACAAGATGACAACTTCCCGGTCAAGAATGTTTGTGGAGAGCGAACGATTCTGCCGATTACCGAGGAAGACGGTTCCGTTACCGATGGCGTAGATGTCATGGTATTGCTTCCCAGTGAACGTGTTGCGATTTTGATTCAATCGATCGTAACCGCGGGTACGTTGCAGATCCTGGCATTCAATAGCGTTGACGGTGTGAACTGGAACACGGTGGCACCAGTGCTGAGCCAAACCCATGTCGCTGCAGATGGTTCACCGGTTGATGGAATAGATCCGCTGACGAATCTGATGTCGAAGTTCTTGAAGCTTCGATTCTGTAACAAGGCGGCTGAATCTGTTAATGCAGTGGTAATGAGCATAAACATCACTTTACAGCGGATTCAGTAATGCTAATACCCTTTAGTCCTATTGTGACCAACTCACCAGCGGCACACCTACTTACATTATTTGCAAATACCTCTTTGCTTTCAAATAAAAAATGTATGCCCAAGCGAAAAGAATACGGCCTATCCGTGTTTTTACGACAAGCGTACGGTGTTTTTACGACACGTTTTTGGTGAAAATACTACGTATAGGGGCATTGACTTCACTTCAAATTTATTGTATCATTTGCGCATTACTTTACTCAAGTAAATCCACCGCTCTTAATATCATTTCTTCCAATTTCTGTGGAGTTTTCATAGAAAGAAAAAGCGAAAAATGAATTCTATACCAAAATATGTTTTGTGTCTATTTGTAATAATTATCATGTTTACCGCTTCAAATTGCAAGAAAAATCCAGTTGAGCCACCCCCGCCTCCTGCAAACGATACCACCAGCCATGCATGGACGTTTACGATTAGTTTTTTAGGTGATGGTAATGGAAGCGCGTTGTACGACATAAGTATCGTAAATGACACTCTGGCATACGCAGCAGGAGCAGTTTACAAAGAAGACAGCTCTGGGAATTGGGGGATCAACCCATATAACCTAGTTAAATATGACGGTATACAATGGAATCTAAAACAGGTCAAAGTGTCATTTTATGGAAATACAATTGTTGTTCCATTGCAAGGTGTCAATGCTTTTTCATCAACGCAAATTTGGCTAGCAGGCAGTTTACCAATTTACGGAAGTGATTCGACTTGGCAGATGTATGATTTGAGAACAACTCTCAATCCCAACATTGATGTATCTAAAACTTGGGGAGTCAACCCGCAACAGATGTACTTTGTAGGTCTCAGCGGTAGCATTGTTTCCTGTTTCAATGGTAATTGGCAAAAGATCACTAGTGGGACGACCTTAAATGTACAGGACATCTACGGTTCTAACAGCACAATATTGGCTGTAGCTTCCAATCCGGGAGAAAGCCTTGATAAGCAAATACTGCAAATCAATGGCACGACAGTTTCCCAATTGTCCATTAATCCCATACAACAACCATTGAGCAGTGTATGGTTTGTGCCAGGGCATTACTATGTAGTAGGTCAAGGGATTTATGAGAAGACTTCTTTATCCGATCCGGTTTGGCAGCAAGACAGCATTGACACGGTTGATTTCTTCTCTT